AGATTACCATTATCACTATGATGATATGGATAAGGACAGTAGAAGTCCAGCTTGTTATCTTTTAACATATCGTGGGTGTCGATACTGGTCATGTTATCGTATTCATCTAGTGGAATGGTTTGAAAAAATGTTTAAATCTGAGGGGTCTTGACACCCCTCTTTTTTTTAACTATAATTACCTTTGAAACGGTTGATAAAAATGGATGTAGAAAAGGTTAAGCTAATTGTCAGAAACCTTGAGTCTCTGGTAGAATGCCTGAAGTCAGAAATTTATTCTGACACGACTCCATATCAAATGGATTACGAAGAATCTAACTTTCAAATTACAGATTACGACGAAGTATTTTATGACGGAGACGAAGATGAATAATCAGATTGATGAATTTGAGTTTATGAAACCAGAAGTAAAACTTATTAGTGTTACCCCAAATGCAGAAAAACACATGGCGTATTGTGCCCGTGTAAGTAATCCTGCTAATCAAGAGAATGAAAAGTTCTCTGGACTGCTCAAGTATTGTATTCAACATCAGCACTGGAGTATTTTTGAACAGGCAAGTATGACTGTTGAGATTAATACTACTCGTGGACTGGCAGCACAAATTCTTCGTCACCGTTCATTTACATATCAAGAATTTTCACAACGGTATGCTGATACTAATCTCCTAAACAAGACTATTCCTCTTCCTGAACTTCGTCGTCAGGATACAAAGAACCGTCAAAATAGCATTGATGACATTCCAGATTATCTGAAACTGGTTTTACTTGAAGACATTCGTGTTTTGTTTGAACACTCTCAAAAACTCTACAATCGTCTTCTAGAGAAGGGTGTGGCAAAGGAGTGTGCAAGGTTTGTATTGCCCTTGGCGACCCCTACAAGACTCTATATGACGGGCTCTGTGCGTTCTTGGATCCACTACATTGATTTGCGTTCAGCACACGGTACACAGAAGGAACACATGGAGATTGCTGAACTAGTTCGTTGCATCTTTACGTGTCAGTTCCCTGCAGTGTCTGAAGCACTTGGATGGACTCGTGAAGGTTGTTCTGAATGCGTGGATGCACCTTCTATTACGATCGAATAAATATTGTTACAGTTTATGGTAATTTATGGCAATTTATCCTATCATCAATAAAGAGACTGGGGAACAAAAAGTCATTGAGATGAGTGTTCATGAAATCACTCAGTGGTATAAAGATAATCCAGAATGGCAACGAGATTGGTCTGAAGGATGTGCTTCTCTTGGAGAAGTTGGTGAATGGAAAGACCAACTCATCAAAAAACATCCTGGTTGGAATGAAGTTCTTGAAAAAGCGTCTAAAGCCCCTAAGTCCCTTGTTAAGAAAATCTAATGGCAAGAAGAAGAAGAAGTGATGAGCATCAACCAATAGGTGTTGGTATGACTGCAAAACAAATGAAAAGAAAAAAACCTATTAATACAGAATTACTTTTAGATATTGATCCTTTGACGGAAAATCAAAAAAGATTATTCTCTTCATACGGTGAAAATAAAAATCTTGTAGCATATGGTGCTGCTGGAACTGGTAAAACTTTTATCACTCTTTATAATGCACTAAGAGATGTACTTGACGAAAGAAACCCTTACGAAAAAATTTATATTGTACGTTCCCTTGTGGCAACTAGGGAGATTGGTTTTCTTCCAGGTGATCATGAGGATAAGTCCTCTCTTTATCAGATTCCATATAAGAATATGGTAAAGTACATGTTCCAACTTCCAAGTGATACTGAGTTTGAGATGTTATATGGAAATCTAAAAACACAGGGAACGATAAGTTTTTGGTCAACATCATTTCTTCGCGGAACTACATTAGATAATTCTATTATTATAGTTGATGAATTTCAAAACTTGAATTTTCATGAACTTGATAGTATAATTACTCGTGTTGGTGAGAATACTAAAATTTGTTTTTGTGGAGATGCGACTCAATCGGATCTTGTAAAAACAAATGAGCGTAATGGTATTATTGATTTTATGAAAATTTTAAGGGTAATGCCTTCTTTTGATATTATCGAATTTGGTGTAGAAGATATTGTTCGTTCTGGTCTATGTAAAGAATACATTATTGCAAAAACTGAACTAGGATTTTAATGTTTAAACATATTGATTTGAATCTTCCCACGCTAGAGCGGGAGACTATAGATGGAGTTCGTTATTATAAAATTCCTGATGGAGAAGAACTTCTAAAATTATTTTCTATTACTTCGGTAACTAGTCATAAAAATCGCCAGTTTTTTGCAAACTGGCGTAAAAAAATTGGTGAAGAAGAGGCGGATAAAATTACACGACAAGCAACAAGTCGTGGTACTGATATGCATACTCTGGTTGAGTATCATTTAAAAAATGAAAAACTTCCAGAAGTTCAACCTCTGTCAGATTACTTATTTAAAATTGCTAAGCCAGAATTAAATAAGATAAATAATATTCATGCTCTAGAGTCTTCTCTCTATAGTAAAGTATTAGGTGTTGCTGGAACAGTAGATTGTATTGCCGAATTTAATGGGGAATTGGCAATAATAGATTTTAAAACTTCAAAAAAACCCAAACCAAGAGAGTGGATTGAACATTATTTTGTTCAGTGTGTAGCATACGCATGTATGCTTTATGAGTTAACTGGAATTACGGTTAAAAAACTAGTAATTATTATGTCCTGTGAAAATGGAGAATGCATTGTTTATGAAGAATACGACAAAGAAAAATACATCAAACTACTCATACAGTATATTAGAGAGTTTGTTCAATACAAATTGGGAAAATATGAAACCTGATAAACAAACAAAAAGTAATTCAGAACAAAGAGAATTTGAAAAGGTATTAGAAAATAAGTTTTTTTGTCCGACTAAATTTGCTCAAGAAATTGAGTCTTTAGTTCATCTCAATAGTGATATGAATTATATTGATGCTATTATTCATTTTTGCGATAGGAATAATATTGATTTAGAATCTGTCCCTAAACTTATATCTAAACCATTAAAAGAAAAAATTAAATATAATGCAATGGAACTTAATTTCTTAAAACGAACTTCCAGAGCTAAATTAATTTTTTGATTTTTAATTTATATTATGACACCCTTTGAGGTCTATAAAACATATCTTGCTTTAAAAAATCATTTTACTAATGATAGTTACGATTATCATAAGTATTGTGGTAAAAGTAGGGCAACTTTACAGTCCTTTTATAAAAGGAAGGATAGGTATTGGTTTGAAAAATTATCTAGACAAAAAAGTGATAAAGAAGTTATAAATTTTTTTGTTGCTAATTTTGTTACCTGTGATGATCCCCAATCATTGTGGATTGGAGAAATAATTAGAGAAGGCGAAGATAGATACGTCGATTGGGAAAAAAAGAAGCAATCACTTTCATATCATTTTAAAGAGCAAGTAAGTAATATATTTAATAAAACTAATCTTGATGAGATGTTTTTTATAGAGGGATCATCTCATCCACAAATATTGAAGCAGCATTTACAAAATAATATCTCCTTAGAAACTTTTATTATACTTGATAAAATTTTTGGTTTTGTAAAAATATTTGATAAAAAATTAAATGACCCTGTGTGGAAATTTATATCATCTAGAATAAAAAAATATTCTTCGTTTCTAAATATTGATATATTTAAGTATAAAAAGATTTTAAAGGAGTGTGTATTATGAGTTTTTTTGAATCTGATGTAGTTCGTGCAGAGATGGCAGAAATTTCAGAACTACAAGAAGAACTTTATAACAGCGTGTTTAAATTTTACCAAATGGACCATAATGGTAAAATGGGACATGTAAATTTACTTCAAAGACTTTTAGATAAACAAAAAGTTTTATATACTAGACTGTCTCTGTCTGATGATCCAGAGGCAAAAAAGATGAAAGAAAATATTTCCAAATCTGCTGTAATGATGGGATTACCAGCAAATGTCGATATGAATGTGATATTTACCAATATGCAAACTCTAATTGAAAAGATGAAAGAACAAATTAATAAATTCGAAAGCAAATAGACTTGACACTGACGGGCATCTGCAATATATTGGTTTAGTGCCCACCGCAGATGCCCTAACGGGCACCCAAAGGCCAAATCTAATTAAATCCGAGGTAATCTAATGTCTTTCTCTGATCTTAAAAAGCAATCTTCTCTTGGTTCTCTTACACAAAAACTTGTTAAAGAGATGGAGAAGATGAATACATCTTCTAATGGTTCTGATGAACGTCTCTGGAAACCAGAGATGGATAAAACTGGTAATGGTTATGCCGTTGTTCGTTTTCTTCCTGCACCAGAAGGTGAAGATCTTCCGTGGGTAAAAATGTATGCCCATGGATTCCAAGGTCCTGGTGGATGGTATATTGAGAATTCTCTTACTACTATTGGACAAAAAGATCCAGTCTCCGAATACAACCGAGAACTGTGGAATAGTGGTAACGAAAAGGATAAAGAAACTGTTCGTAAGCAGAAGCGTAAACTGTCTTACTACTCCAACATCTATGTGGTGAAGGACCCAGCAAATCCCGCAAATGAGGGTAAAATCTTCCTCTTCAAGTATGGTAAAAAAATCTTTGATAAGATTATGGCAGCAATGCAACCAGAATTTGAAGACGAAACTCCCATCAATCCTTTTGACTTCTGGCAAGGTGCAAACTTTAAACTGAAGATTCGTAAGGTTGATGGTTATTGGAACTATGATAAGTCCGAATTTGATCGCCCTGAACCTCTTCTGGATGATGATGAAGCAATGGAAGCAATTTGGAAGAAAGAGTATTCTCTTAACGAATTGATTGCACCTTCACAATTCAAGACTTATGAAGAACTTGAGAAGCGTCTTAAGTATGTCCTGGGACAAAAATCTGCATCACAACGTCCTATTGATGATGAAGTTGATGATGAAGACAATTCACGCGGTTCCTATACACCAAACTTTGAGTCTCGTCGTCAAACTTCTGAACTTCCAGAAGATCTTAGTTCCGAATTAAATGCACTCGCTTCAAATTCTAAAAGTTCAGCATCTTCTTCGTATGAAGATGAGGAAGAAGATGATGCTATGAGTTACTTCCAAAAATTAGCTGAAAGTTGATTAATCGTAATATCTAGGATTATCTGCTCTCTTAAGGGTTCTGGACAAATATTGTTCAGAACCTTTTTTGTATGTCATAAGATTTTCAATGTCATCAAATACAATACTTATATAATCTGGTTTCAGAACATAAATTGATCTTTTACGTTCTTCGAGTTCAATCTCATATTCATAGTTTGTTACTGGTTTTGATACTCTTCTTCCTTCAATTTCGACAACTTTTCTTTCTTTTATGTCGTAATATTGTACACCATCTGATATTTTTCTATACCAATTAAATCCATTATATTTCCACAACTGTCCATTAATTTCAAATACTTCATCTACTTGTGGTTCGTAGATGTTTCCTGGAGGACTAATTGTTACTTGTGGTGCTGTCTCATACCCTCTTCCTGGATTTGAGAGTATTAAATCAATAATTACTCCATCTTCAACTACAGCTCTTCCAGATGCTTGGATAGGGTCTAACGGTGGTTGTATTGTGATTTGGGGTGGTTCTCTGTAATTGTATCCTGGATCTGTTATTATTATTTGATTTACTGTTCCATCAGCAAAAAGTGCATAACCTTGAGTTGTTCTTGATGGAATTGGTGGTTGAATAGTAATCGTTGGTGGTACAGTGTAACCCCCACCAGGATTAGTTAATACAAATGATCCTATATTTTCTCCATCTAGTGTTACATATCCTCTTGCTTGCAAATCAATATTATAACCATATGCTTTTCTTGTAGATGAACCTGAAATAATTAATCTGGTTCTTGCAGAATCTATAAAAACATCTTGTGGATATAAATCTTTAGATGAAAAATCTAAACTTGTTAAAAGACTTGCAGTTGTAATATCCCACGCAGTCGTTAAAGTAAAAGCATATACTGTGTTTAATCCACCTACAAATAAATCTTTACCAGTATCATTGAAGTTAAATCCTAAATTACTAAAATCATTTGTAATTGCGGAAAGATTTAATGAAGATACTTGTATTGGTGATAATGTTGTAATGTCCCAAGCAACTGCTAAAGAATATTTTCTAATTGTGTCTGGAGAGTCTCCATCTAAAAGATAAATAAATCTTCCGTTATCTTGAAATCTTACCCCAGCGGCACCAATTGTTGATATGTTGGATTTATAAGTTACTGATGTTAATAACCAAGGATTTCCTAAAGTATATTGAGCAACTTTAAATCCACTTGATGTCAGTCCAGAAACATACATCCTTGTACCATCTGGACTGAATTCTACTCCAGTTGCATAAGTAAATGATACTCCAACGGTTAGGTTATATGTGCCAACATAAGATGCTGATGTGATATCCCAAGGTACTGTTAAAGTATATTGTTCTATTCTGCCTTGTGTATAACCAGATGCTCCATGGGCAGTGTACATTCTGTCTCCATCTGGAGATATGTACATTCCTTCAAGACCAGTATTAATTGTTTGTGAAGGCATCTCACCCAAGAATATCGCATTACTGATAATATCCTCTGGGTAAGAAAACTCTAATGTAGGTAAAAATGTATAACCATCTCCAGAATTTCCTATGGAAACTGAGGTTACTGTTCCTGCTGTACCTATAGTAACATTAAATTCTGGAGGTATAGTTGGTGGTGGTGGCGTAAATGATACTAATGGTTGATATGTGTAACCTCTACCAGAGTCTACAATTGATACTGAAGCAACTTCTCTTTCACCTAAAACTGTTGATAATACCGCTGTAGCAATAGCAACTCTTCCTTGTGGTGGAGTCTCAATATAAATTTGTACATTATCGTCATAAGCAGTACCAGCATTAATTAAGTTTAAATTTACAATGCTAGAATTACTTATTGCTGATGATGCAGTCGCTTGTTCACCAGGTATTGCTGTTGGTAATTCTATATCACTATCTAACTCTAATGTATATTCTGGTGCTTTATAAAATCCTTCATCTACAATGGTTCCATTAGGAACAATTGTGATAGAATTGGCAGTTTTATATTCTATTGTCTCGTAATGGTGTATTCCAGAATAAAGATTTTCATACGAACCATATTTTTCTAGTAGATATTTGTCGAGAGCATATTGTGTTTTTGGCCATTCATCATAGACATTTAATATATTATTTGACAATAAAACTACCCAGTCTAATGTAGAATCATCATAAAGATTCTTTGCAACATTATCTGGGCGTTCATCGCCAATAATGTCATACTTTGTAAAGTATTTTAAATTACCAAAAATATCGTCTCTTATTTTACCCCTCTTAAATAAATTCTTTACAGTTACATAATCATTAAGATTCCTCTTTCCTGGGAATCTACTTACATATTCAAAATTGGGTACGTTTCTAAAATAGAATGCCATTTTTAGTAACCTATTTCGCTAGAAGAATCGTCATAATCTTTTGCGTATATTGGTTCAAGTTCCATAAATTGTAAACTTAAAGTATACGAAAACATTGAGTGACTTTTATTGTCCCCATCTTCCATGAAATCTTCATTAAATGTCATATAAGAACCATCTGGAGTGTAGTCAACACTGCACGCTTGTAATGCACATTTCTTTATTTTGTTAATTCCCTTGTGTGGTTTTCCCTGATAGAAATATGAGATTTCATAAACACATGGAGCTTTTAAAAACAAATCTTTTGGAGTAGTTACTACTGCCATAGTTTGTTTAAAAAATCTAATAATTCCTTTTACTTGTTCTGCCTCTTTTATAGATCTTGGTGATAATTTAAAATTAAATGTAAAAGGTCTCAGTGTTGGTCCATCAAATAGTAATTCTAAATTTGGATTTACAATTGCACCAGTTAATCTTGCCGCTAGATTTGTTTGTACTGCTTGTTCTGCTGCATATAATGCCACAAAGTTTTGTATTTGTGATGATACCTCACCGTCTTGGGTAGTTCTTAATGCATTTGATAATGCTGCTTTAGCACCTTCCACACCATTGTTTATAGTTCCTAGGGACAAATTTGCCCCTCCCATTTGTAAAGGTGTTATTGTCCCTTCATTCCACTTAACACCATTTTGGTCTGTAATTGATGGTTGAATTGGAAGTCTTACGGATCCTTTTATTTCTTGCTTTAAATCACGTTCTTTAAAACTAAAGATATCTCCACTAGCACCACCAACATCTCTTCCACCATATTTAAATGCTTTGAAAATAATGTAATCTATTGATTGTGTTCCTTCGTTTAATGGATATCTATAATCTGCATATTCACCTCTTTGACCAACACCTTTAAAATCTAAATTTGCTATCCCAGATATATTTACTGAAGTTGCTGTAGTATCTTGACCATTTTGATTATTAACATCACCGCCTGTTGGTGGGGTGTCTGCAGGATTTGATGTATCTGGTGGAGTTATAACTCTTTTTTGTTCTTCTTTTGAGCTTATGCCACTATTTTCAAGTGTTCTTGTTACTTCCGTAGATGTATTTTGGTATAATTTTCCATTTTGGTTTGTTAAGGAACTTGCTTCTGAAGCACTTAAAATTTGCTTTCCGTCAGAAGATTTTAATAAATCCCAAGATGTTCCATTATTTGTTCTTGCTACTGGAACCCAACTACCATTTCCAGTTACTACTCCAGTTAAATTATTTACTCCTTGCCACTTATATAATGTAGTTGTTCCTCCAGTAACTGCAGTTCCTCCAGATTGCTGAGAAACTGCAGTAGATGTCCTATAAAGACCACTAACTCCAGTGGATGATCTAGCACTTCCACTAGTTTTAGATGAAAATTCTCCACTACAAATTTGACCTTGGGGACATTGAAAGTTTCCTGCCATTATCAGTTCCCCCTAAAGTCTAAATCATTTTTGCCGTATCCTTTATAATTTCTTACTCCTCTTAGCATTTTCTTAAATGTTTTGTTAGTGTCTTTCCAAACATCAGTTACTAAAATGGATTTTTCTCTACCTTCTTTTATTGATACAAAAGATTCAATTGGTATATTTATGGCAGTCATCCATTCGTCAAATGCTATATCTAATAATAAACCTTTAATTTGATTCATATTATATTTAGACACAGAACTATATGGTAAATTTAATCTACCTTCCATTAAATTTTCGGTTATGATTTGTCTCTTAATTGGGTCAATATAATGCAAATTACTCCCAGTAAAAGAATTTCCAGAAGTTGAAATTACATATACTAAAGGATTTCTATCAAAGTATTTTAAATTTTTTGATGATGCTTCATACTGAAACATCATTAGATGACCAGATTTTGGAATTCTTCTTAGTACATTTTTATCTTTACTTCCTTCTTCTCCATTATCTTGTTGCTCATCTAATATTAATCTTTGTGGATCATTTTTATATTTTTCTGATAATCTTTTAAAGGCTCTTCTGTAGAAAATTGATGATCTTCCTTTTCCTTCTAGGTTTACTTCTTCGTTAATTTCCTCAAACAGAGTTTTTTTAGACATTATTTTATACCTAAATCGTCTTCTGTTATAATTTTAAATTCTAAAAGTCTATC